GCAACCCGGCCTGGCGAAACGCCTCGCGTTTCTCTTCGCGCTCGACGAACTGCGCTACCGCCTCGCGCAGCATCCAATGCGTGGAGCGGTCTTTGGCATCCGCCAACCGCTTGAGGCGGTCGCGGGTGTCCTGATCGAGCTTTACGGCAATGGGGCGGACGGCGTTCATGGGTGCTGCTCCGGTTGAGTATTAATAGGTATTACCTTTAACATATCTTCGATCACAGCAGAAGTCACAATTCAGGAAGTGCGCCGTCATGCCCACCATCTTTGAGAGCGTCCTCACCGCGCTGCACGCGCGGCTGCAGCCACTTGCCGCCCTGACCTTGCGTGATGAGGTGCTGCCTGAGCGGATTCCAGCGGCGGGGCTGATCATCCTGCGTGATGGCCAGCCCGGCGAGCCAGAGGTCACGCTGTCGCCGCTGCTATACCACTATCAGCACCGCGCCGAGCTGGAGGTGGTTGTTCAAGCGGGCACCGGCAGAGCCAGCGCCTTCGACACCCTAGTCGCCGCCATCGGCACCGCGCTCGCCGCCGACCGCACCCTCGGTGGCCTTTGCGATTGGGTTGAACCTGAAGCCCCGGCCTCGGTCGACCTTCCCGTCGAGGGCGCAGCGGCCCTGAAGGCGGCGGTGATCATCGTCGTGTTGCACTACACCACCACCAGCCCGTTGGGCTGATCCCAGCAACACCCCTACAACAAGGAGACCCCCATGGCACGTGCGCAAGGCGCGCGGGCGCAGATGGCGCTCGGCTTTGAGACAACCTATGGAACGCCGCCCGTCAGCGGCTTCACGAGAATGCCCTTTGCCAGCACCTCGCTGGGATCGGAGCAGCCGCTGCTGAACTCGGAGCTGCTCGGCTATGGCCGCGACCCGCTGGCCCCGATCAAGGACGCGGTGACGGCAGATGGCGATGTCGTGGTGCCGATCGACGCCGAAGCTTTCGGGTTCTGGCTGAAGGCCGCGTTCGGTGATCCCATCACCACCGGCGTTGGCCCCTTCACCCACGCGTTCCAGTCCGGATCGTGGGTGCTGCCCTCGATGTCGATCGAGACCGCCATGCCGGAGGTGCCGCGCTATGCGATGTATTCCGGCTGCGTGCTGGATCAGCTCAGCTGGCAGGTCCAGCGCTCCGGGCTGCTCACCGCAACCGCGCGGCTGGTGGCGCAGGGCGAGGCAGTGGGCACGGTCAGCAATGCAGGCACGCCCGCCGATCTGGCGCTGAAACGGTTCGGGCATTTCAACGGCGCGATCAGCCGGAATGGCACGGCTCTCGGCAACGTGGTCTCGGCCGAGATCACCTATGCCAACAATCTCGACCGGATCGAGACCATCCGCGCCGATGGCCGCATTGACGGTGCCGACCCGTCCATCGCCGCTCTCACCGGTCGGATCGAGGTGCGCTTTGCCGACAGCACACTGGTGACACAAGCGATCAACGGCGAGCCTTCCGAGATCAGCTTCGCCTATGTCCTGCCCTCGGGCGAGGCCTTCAACTTCACGATCCACGCCGTCTATCTGCCCCGCCCCCGGATCGAAATTTCCGGGCCGCAGGGCGTTCAGGCCACCTTCGACTGGCAGGCGGCGCACGACAGCACGCTGGGCCGGATGTGTACCGCAACCCTGATCAACGATATCGAGGCCTACTGATGATCCGCCTGAACCTGACCGCCACCCCCGAATGGCTGGAGTTGGCCCCCGGCCTGCGCCTGCGGGTCGCCCCGCTCACCACCGCGCTGATGGTCTCGGCCCGCGCTGACCCGGCTGTTGAGACCATGCCCGCCACCGCAAGCTCCGAAGAGCTGGCGCTTGCCATGGCCAAAGCCGTCGCCCGCCGCGCGGTGCTGGACTGGGAGGGTGTCGGTGATGATGCAGGCAATCTCCTGCCCGTCAGCCCCGAGGGCATCGACGCGCTTCTGGAAATCTGGCCGGTCTTCGAGGCCTTCCAGACCTCCTATGTCGCGCGGGGTCTCATTCTGGACGCGGAAAAAAACGCCTCCGCGCCCTTGCCGAGTGGTCCTTCGGCGGGGGCGAAGGATACTGCGCCGCCTGCACGTCCTTTGAGGGCCGCGAGCAAAGCTGCCCGGACTGCCCAGCAAGACTGAACCGACCCACCACCTTTGAAGGCTGGCAGATCTGGGATCTGGTCGGCCGTCTTGGCGGCCAGCTGCGGGTGATCCCCGGCGCGGTGCTCGGCTGGGACATGGGTGCGGCTTTGGCCCTCGCGAGCGGCTTAGGCATTGACCCTCTGATCGCCGCCGAACTGCTGCCCGGGATCGAGGCGGTGATGGTGCGCAAACTCAACGAACAGATGGAAGGAGGCCGCGATGGCTGAAAAGCGCGTATCCGTCCGCCTCGTGGCGGAAGGCGGCCGCCAGGTGCGTGCGGAACTTGAAGGCGTGGGCGCGGCTGGCGCGCGCGGCTTCGGTCGCCTGTCGCGCGAGATGGACATGGCCAATGCCCGCGTCGCCGCTTTTGCGCGCCGCGCCACGCTGGCCGCTGCGGCGGCCACCGCCGCGCTGGCCGCCGCCGGGGCCGCGATGATCCGCTCGGGGCTGCAAACGGTGGATGCGCAGGCCAAGCTCGCGGCCTCGCTCGGCACGACCGTGGCCAGCATTCAGGTGCTGGAGCGCGCGGGCGATCTGGCCGGTGTGTCGATGGGTCAGGTCGAACAGGCCACCGTGCAGTTGACGCGGCGGCTGTCTCAGGCGGCTGCCGGGACCGGGCCCGCCGTGGACGCCCTGCGCCGCCTGCGGCTCTCGGCCGAGGATCTGCAACGCCTGCCGCTGGATGCGCGCATCGCCACCCTTCAGGAGGCGCTGGGCCAGTTTGTGCCAGAGGCCGAGCGCGCCGCTGTCGCCTCGCAGCTCTTTGGCGACCGGGCAGCACTGGTGTTCACCCGGATCGACACGGCCACCTTGCGGCAAGCGACCGAGGACGTGCTTGCCTTCGGGGTGGTGGTCTCAGACCAGGACGCCGCCCAGATCGAACGCACCAATGATGCGATCTCCCGGCTGGGGCTGATCTGGCGCGGGGTCTCGAACCAGCTGGCGGTAGCGGCGGCCCCGGCGCTGGAGGCGGTGGCCAATGCGCTGGCCGCCGTCGCGCGCACCACCGGGCCTTTGGGCATCGCAATAAGCGCTCTCTTCGACAACATCGGACGGCTGGCCTCCATCGCCGCGACCTTTGCAGGCGTCATGGCCGGGCGATGGGTGGCCGGGCTGGCAGCGGCGGCGCTCTCGGTGCGCGGGCTGGCCACGGCACTGGTCGTCCTGCGCGGTGCCCTGATCCGCACCGGGATCGGTGCGCTTATTGTGGGCGCGGGCGAGTTGGTGTTTCAGTTCACCCGGCTGGTCGCGGGCGCGGGCGGCGTGGGCGCGGCGTTCCGGCTGCTGGGTGATCTGGCTCGCGAGGTCTGGTCGCGGATGGGGCTTTCGCTCGACGCAGCCCTTGCCAACATGGCGGCGGGCTGGGAGGAGCTGAAGGCAGCGGGGATTTCGGCGCTGGAAGGCACCATCGCGGGCGTGGTGAGTTTCGGCGACCGGACGGCGGCGATCTTTCAGGGGGCCTTTGACGCCGCTGTCGCGATCTGGGGCGGACTGCCCGGCGCCATCGGCGACTTCGCGTTTCAGGCCGCGAACGGGTTGATCTCCGGCGTCGAGGCGATGCTGAACGGTGTCGTCACCCGCATCAACCGCTTCATCGAAGGCTTGAACGCGGCGCTGGCGCTGCTGCCGGAATGGGCCACCGGCGAGGGCGGCGTGCGGATCGGCACGCTGGATCCTGTCGGGCTGGGCCGGATCGGCAATCCGTTTGAAGGTGCCGCGACAGCCGCTGGCACTGCCGCAGCCGATGCCTTTTCGGCCGCGCTGTCGCGCAGCTTCCTGAAACCACCCGACCTTGGCCTCGGCGCCATGGCCGAGGATGCCCGCGCCCGCGCCGACGGGTTTCGCGAGGCGGCGGTCATGCTGGCCGATGCCGCCGGTCGGCCGCTCGCCAGCCTGCAGGCGCTGCGCGATGCCATGACCGGCAGCGGGGCGGAGGCAGAGGCCTCACTGGCCAAAGCCGATGCCGCCGCCGCTAAGCTGAGCGAGGAACTTGAAAACACGCGCCGCGCCGCCGGGGGTGCCGGGGCTGCTGGCCGCGCAGCCGGGACAGCGACCGCCGAGGGCGCAAAAACCGCCCTGACCGGCTGGGCCGCCGTCACCGCCACGCTGGCCGACTACGCCGCCAGGGCCCGCGACATTGGCGGCGATATCGGGAGCACGCTGGTCGGAGCCTTCCAGAGCGCCGAGACTGCGGTGGGTGAGTTTGTGAAGACCGGCAAGCTCGACTTCGGCGATCTGGTCACATCGATGATTGCCGATCTCGCCAAACTGGCGGCGCGGCGCTTCATTCTCGGGCCAATCGCCAATGTGCTCTCCGGCGCGCTGGGCACACTCGGTGGCGCAGGCGGTGCGGGCGGGATTTTCGCGAACGTCCTGCACGCGGGCGGCACGGTCGGATCCCCCGGGCCGGGCCGTCTGGTGCCTGCTCTGGCCTTTGCCGGGGCCCGGCGCCTGCATGACGGGGGTCTCGTGGGACGGGCGCAGGGCTCTGGCTTTGCCGGGCTCAGACCCGACGAGGTACCCGCAATCCTGCAACGCGGCGAGCGGGTGCTGTCGCGCCGCGAGGTGGCAGGCTCCGGTCCGAGGTCTGGCGAGCGTCAAGCCAGCGCGCCCAGCATCTCGGTCACGATCAATGCCCGCGATGCCGACAGCTTCCGCCAGTCGCGCACGCAGGTGGCGGCCGATATCGCCCGCGCCGTGGCGCTGGGCCAGAGGGGCATGTGAGTGCGACCCCGCAAGTGGGAACCGGTTGCGGGGACCAGAGCACGAACAATGGAGAGACTTGATGGCGTTTCACGAGGTCCGGTTTCCGGACAATATCAGCCGTGGCGCGCGCGGCGGGCCCGAGCGGCGCACGCAGGTGGTGGAGCTCGCCTCCGGGGACGAGGAACGCAATGCCAGCTGGGCCAATTCGCGCCGTCGCTATGACGTGGCCTACGGCATCCGCCGCGCCGATGATCTGGCGGCGGTCGTGGCCTTCTTTGAAGCGCGTAACGGTCGCCTGCACGGGTTTCGCTTCAAGGATTGGGCGGATTACAAATCCGCCCTGCCCTCACAACCGGTCAGCGCCACGGATCAGCTGATCGGCACCGGCGACGGCGCGACGACGGCCTTCCAGCTGCTCAAGCATTACAGTTCCGGCGCACAGAGCTGGTCCCGCAGCATCACCAAGCCCATGGCAGGCAGCGTGCGGATCGCCCGGGACGGGGTCGAGCAGTTCAGCGGCTGGAGCGTCGAGACCACCACCGGCGTGGTCACCTTCGACACCGCGCCCGGCGCGGGCGTGGCCGTCACCGCCGGTTTTGCCTTCGATGTGCCGGTGCGGTTTGACACCGACATCCTCGATGTCACCCTCGATGTCGAGCGGCTGGGATCGATCACCTCCATCCCGCTCGTGGAGATCCGGCGATAAAACTGCGGGGGGTCAAACGTGGCCTGCGCGCGGCGCAAGCGCGGAGGCAGCGGTTCTTACTCAGCTCGGGGGCCGGGCTTACGCACCAGAGGGACAACAACCCCGTCCTCCGGAGTCGTGGCCTGTTTCAACGCGTCCAGAAACGCGTCACGTGTCACCACATCAATGATCACCTCGGTGCCAACTTCACGCGTCCCAGCCGCGGCCTCGCTGTCGGCCTCACTGTCGGTGTCAGGGTCTTCGGGGTCATCCTGCGTCATCATCACAACCCTCTTCAACAACTCGGGTCTCCACTGAAGTTGGCTCTCCGTCCCTCGCATATCAAGGCATATCAAGTATCAAGGTCAGTCCATGAAAGCCCTCGCCCCAGCCCTGCAGGCCCATCTCGATGATGGCACCACCACGCTCGCCTGGTGCTGGCGGATTTCCCGCGCCGATGGCATCACACTTGGCTTCACCGATCATGACCGCGCGCTCGCCTTCGAGGGCATCACGTTCGAGCCCGAAAGCGGCTTTGCCGCCTCGGAGATCCGGGCAGGCTCCGATCTCGCGGTCGATGCGCAGGATGCGGAGGGCGTGCTGAGCTCGGAGCGCATCACCGAGACCGACATTCTCGACGGGCGCTGGGACAATGCGCAGGTCGAGCTCTGGCGGGTGAACTGGGCCGACACCAACCAGCGCGTGCTCCTGCGGCGCGGGGCGGTGGGCCAGATCCGGCGTGGCCGCATGGCCTTTGTCGCCGAAGTGCGCAGTCTCGCGCATGTGCTGGGCCAGACCGTCGGGCGGACGTTTCAGGCAGGCTGCGACGCCGAGCTGGGCGATGCGCGCTGCGGGATCGATCTGGAGAACGCCGTCTACAAGGGCACCGGGGTGGTGACCGAACTGCTGCGCGACCGCGCCTTCCGGGCCTCCGGCTTGGCAGGGTTCGAGGGCGGGTGGTTTGCCGCCGGGACCCTCACCTGGACCAGCGGGGCCAATGCCGGTCGCATCGCGGAAGTTCTGGGCCATGATCTGGCGGGCAGCCTCGCCACCCTGACCCTGCTGGAAGCGCCGGTGCGGGCCATCGCTGAGGGTGACAGCTTTATCGCGCGCGCGGGCTGCGACAAGCGGATTGCCACCTGTACGGACAAGTTTGCCAACACCGTCAATTTCCGTGGCTTTCCGCACATTCCGGGGCAGGACGCCGTGCTTCGCTATGCGTCGCCGGGCACGAGCCATGAGGGAGAAGTGCTGTGACCGAGCCTCAGCCATCCGTCGCCGATCCCGCCCGCGTCAATGCCGCCGCGCGCGGCTGGCTGGGCACGCCCTATCACGATCAGGCGAGCCTCTGCGGGGTCGGCTGCGATTGTCTGGGCCTCGCGCGCGGGGTCTGGCGGGAGGTGGTGGGCGACGAGCCATTCCCGATCCCGCCCTACAGCCGCGACTGGGGCGAGACGGGCCCACGCGAGGTGCTGGCCGAGGGGGCGCGGCGGATGATGGTGGAACGCCCGCCTGCCGACGCGCCGCCCGGCGCGCTGGTCCTGTTTCGGATGATGCCGCGCGCGATTGCCAAGCATGTCGGGATCCTGACCGGCCCCCAAAGCTTCATCCATGCCTGTGAGCACCTTGGCGTGATCGAGCAAGGGCTCACCCCGAGCTGGCGGCGGCGCATTGCTTTCGCCTTTCTGTTCCCACGCTCGAGCAACATCTGAGTGTTTCATCATGGCAACCCTTGTCCTCGGCGCCGTCGGCACCGCGATTGGCGGCTCGATCGGCGGCAGCCTCCTTGGTGTCAGTGCCGCCACCATCGGCGGCTTTGTCGGCTCATCCATCGGGTCGGTGGTCGACAACTGGATCGTCTCGTCGCTCGCTCCGACCCAGCGGATCGAAGGGCAGCGCCTCGACAGCCTGCGCATCACCTCCTCGACCGAAGGGGCGGTGATCCCGCGTCTCTTCGGCCGGATGCGCATCGGCGGCAATATCATCTGGGCCACGGATTTCCGCGAGGAGACCAAGACCTCGCGGCAAGGCGGCGGCAAGGGCAGCGGGCCAAAGGTCACCACCACCGAGTTTCTCTACTTCGCCTCCTTCGCCGTGGCGCTCTCGGAAGGAGAGGTGACCGGCATCGGGCGCATCTGGGCCGATGGCAAGCCGATGGATCTCTCGGGCGTGACCTGGCGCTGGTATCCCGGTGATGAGGTGCAGGAGCCAGACCCGTTCATCAGCGCCAGGATGGGAGCGGCCAGCACCCCCGCCTATCGCGGCACCGCCTATGTGGTTTTTGAGGAGCTGGCGCTGTCCGCCTTCGGCAACCGCCTGCCGCAGCTTTCCTTCGAGGTCTTCCGCCCGCTGCCCGATCCCGACACGGCCGAGGGGCTGGTGCGCGCCGTCACGATGATTCCGGCCTCGGGCGAGTTCATCTACGCGACGCAACCGGTCAGGAGATTGTCCGGTCCGGGCGGCGCGACCCGCGCCGACAATCTCAACGCCCTCGCCAATACCACCGATATCACCGTGGCGCTCGACCGGCTGCAGGCCTCGGTCCCGGGCATCGAGAGCGTCAGCCTCGTGGTGGCCTGGTTCGGTGATGACCTGCGGGCCGGGCACTGCAGGATCCGGCCCGGCGTGGAACTGCCCGTCAAGATCACCTCGCCGGTCACCTGGTCGGTGAATGGCGTGGCACGGGCGGCTGCGCATCTCGTCAGCCGGGACAGCGACGACCGCCCGGTCTTTGGCGGCACACCGGCGGATTTTGCGGTGCTGCAGGCGATCCGGGAGATCCGGGCACGCGGGCTGCGCGTCACCTTTTATCCGTTCCTCTTGATGGATGTGCCGCCCGACAACACCCTGCCCGACCCGTATTCAGACAATGAAGCGGTGACGGGCCAGCCAGCTTTTCCCTGGCGCGGCCGAATCACCGCTTCGCCTGCGGCGGGGTTCGCGGGAAGCGTCGACCAGACCAGCGCCGTTGCCGCACAGGTCGCGGCTTTCTTTGGCGCGGCTAGCCCCGCGAGTTTCAGCCTGTCGGTCGACACGGTCAGGTGGTCCGGACCCGTGGACGACTGGGGCCTGCGCCGGATGGTGCTGCATTACGCGCATCTCTGCGCCGTGGCGGGCGGGGTCGATGCGTTTCTCATTGGCTCGGAAATGCCCGGTCTGACCACGATCCGGAGCGGGGCCGAGACCTATCCGGCGGTCGCGGCCTATCGCGATCTGGCGGGCGACGTGCGCAGCATTCTGGGTGCGGGCACCGCGATCAGCTACGCGGCCGACTGGTCGGAATATTTCGGCCACCATCCCAGCGATGGATCGGGCGACGTCTATTTCCACCTCGATCCGCTCTGGGCGGATACGAGCATCACCTTCATCGGCATCGACAACTACATGCCGCTCTCGGACTGGCGCGACGGGTTTGAGCATCTTGATGCGCAGGGCGGCTGGCCCGCGATCCATGACCGCGCCTATCTGCAGAGCAATATTACCGGTGGCGAGGGGTTCGACTGGTTCTATGCCAGCGCAGCGGATCGCACAGCCCAGATCCGCACGCCGATTACTGATGGCGGCGAGGACAAGCCGTGGGTGTTCCGCTTCAAGGATCTGCGCAGCTGGTGGCAAAATGCGCATTTTGACCGTCCGGGCGGTGTAGAGAGCGGCATGCCCACCGCATGGGCACCGCAATCCAAGCCGATCTGGTTCACCGAACTGGGCTGCCCGGCGATTGACCGCGGCACCAACCAGCCCAATATGTTCTTTGACCCAAAATCCTCGGAAAGTCAGGTGCCGCACTTTTCCCGCGGCTGGCGCGATGACGCGATCCAGCGGGCGTATCTGGAAGCGAGCTATCTCTGGTGGGGTGAGGCCACGAATAATCCGGTGTCTTCCACCTATGGCGCGCCGATGGTGCATCTGCCCGACTGCGCCGCCTGGACCTGGGACGCGCGTCCCTATCCGTTCTTTCCCGAGCTGACCGACGTCTGGAGCGATGGCCCGAACTGGCGGCTGGGCCACTGGCTGACCGGGCGGCTGGGGGCTGTGTCGCTGGCGGCATTGGTGCGCCATCTCTGCCTGCGGGCCGGGATGCCGGAAGCGCAGATCGACGTCACCGGTCTCCGGGGCGCGGTCGAGGGTTATGTCATCACAGCACTGGAAGCCCCGCGCGCCTCGATCGGCACCCTGGCGCGGCAGTTCGGGTTCGATGCGGTGGAAAGCGAGGGACGCATCAAGTTCCTGATGCGCGGCCAGAGAGCCAGTGCGACTATCACCCCAGACAGCATGGTCGCGCCATCGTCAGGATCGGGCGATGTGATGGAGCTGACCCGCGCGCAGGAATCCGAACTGCCGCAGGCGCTCAAATGGCAGATCACCCGCGCCGACGAGGAGTATGACACGGCTCAGGTCGAAGCCCGGCGCATCACCGTGGAGAGCGCGCGCATCGCCTCCGAAGCCTTTCCCCTCGCCGTGCCGCCCGAGGAGGCCGAGCGCCGCTGCCGCCGCGCCCTGATGGAGGCCTGGGTGGGCCGGGAGACAGCCGCGTTCCGCCTGCCGCCTTCCCAGCTGGCACTGGATCCCGCCGACGTGATCCTGCTGAACCATGAAGGCCGCCTGACGGAAATGCGGCTCGTGTCCATCGCCGATTCAGATCTGCGCAGCGTCGACGCCGTACGTCAGGATCGCGCCGTCTATGATCTGCCACCGGGAGAACGGCGCCCCACCACGCTGGCAGCCCCCACAGTCTTCGGCGCGCCAGAGATCCTCCTGCTCGATCTGCCGCAGCTGCGCGACAACCAGCCCGCGCACCGGCCGCTCATTGCCGCGCATGCCCGGCCATGGCCGGGAGAGCTGGCGGTCTACCGAAGTGCGGCGACGGACGGGTTTGCGCTGCTCACCACATTCGGCACCCGCGCCAGCATCGGCGTGCTGGCCGCCGACCTCTTTGCCGGGCCGGTATCGCGCTTCGATC